CGAAAAGGGTATGATTGACATTGTTCAAGTTATGCAAACAAGAATTAAATTAACTTGCATTGTTGGACAATTAGTTTTATACGAGAGAGTACTGGATACTGATGTATACCCTATCGTTCCAGTACCAAATATATGGACAAATACTCCATATCCTATGAGTGATGTTAGAAAAAATAAAGATTTTCAGAGGTTTCTCAATAAGACGGTTTCGTTAATTACCTCACATGCACAAGCCTCATCAGGCTTAAAGTTACTTATACCTCAAGGGAGTGTCCAAGATATTGAAGAATTGGAAAGAGATTGGGCGAACCCAAATGCTACGATAGAATACGACCCATCTTTTGGGGAACCTCACTTTCCGTCACCTCAACCGTTAGCAAACTCTATAGTTCAATTACCACAAATGATTGAAAAATATATTGACCTTAATATGGGTATTTTTGAAATGATGCAGGGGAACACCGAGGTTGCTCCTCGTACCTCTTCTGCGACAATGATGCTCGAAGATTTTGGACAAAGACGTTCAAAGTCGAAACTTAGGGACATTGAGGGAAGTCTTAAGAGGCTTGGTCGAGTAATATATAATTTGGCTAAGTCTCATTATGACTTTAAAAAGACGTTTAGAATTACACAGCCGAATAATGATATTAATGAGTATACGGTGAATAAAAGATTATATGATGATAAAAGTAAAGAATTAATGACAATTGACAATGATATATCTGTTGGTCAATTTGATATACGTGTTATTGGTAACTCAACTATGCCTTCAAATAAATGGGGTGAATGGAATGTTTATATGGAAGCATATCAAGCAGGCCTCATTGATAGACAAGAAGCACTTAAGAAGACCGAGATATTTGATAAGGAAGGAATACTTCAAAGAATGGATTTAGTTGCACAATTACAACAACAATTAGAAGGTGCTCAACAACAAATTAAGAAATTAAGTGGTGATTTACAAACAGCTCATAGAGAGTCAATATCATCACGTAAGCAAACTGAAGTTGAGAAGTTTAAAGGAAAACTTAAAGAACACGAACTAAGCTCAAAGTCAGACAGCAAATTAGCTGTAGGGCGATTGAGTAACGCTGTTAAACTCGAAGCTGAGAAATTACGTTTAGCCACAGAGCAAGAGAAACGTAGTCAAACTCAAAAAGGCAAAGAGAAATAGCAAAAGGAGAAAAAAACATGACAAACGCAAATGAATTTGGAAATCAAAATATTGGTCAGTCCGAAGATTTTGTAGGGCAAGATGAAGCAGTAGATACGCAAGAGACTTCTACTCAGAACTGGGAAGAACAGGCCAAGTACTTCCAATCTGAGAAGGATAAGCTCGCAGCTGAAAATCAGAAGCTTAAGCAGTACGAAGAAGTTGGTAAATTCTTGGAATCACGACCTGATATCGTTGACAATATTAAAGGTCAAGTACAGGGTGGTCAACCAGCACAACCTCAACGTGTTACATTAAAGCCAGATGAGTTCGACCCTTGGGAAGCCTATAATGACCCATCATCTGCATCTTATCAATTTAGGATGCAAGAGATGCAGGAAGCAATTAATGGTGCAGTAGACAATGCTACACAAGGAATACGTCAACAAACAGGAAGAGCTAATCTTCAAGCTCAGTTACAATCGCAAGGTTTAACTGCCGAAGAGACTAGTGATTTTATGAAATTTGCTGATAAACATCCTTCTGAGTATGGTTTAGAAAACGTCATTAAAATGTGGAGAGCTGTGTCTCAAGACCCAGGAAATGCTAATACTAATCCATTAGATAAAGTACGTAATGTACAAGGTACTCCTCAACCAGGTGGTGTATTACAAGGGGAACGTCCTCAAACACCAATGTCTGATGATGAGGCACAATGGAAAAATGTATTAAATGCTTCTAGGGTTGGAAATAAAATACCGTAAACTAGAATATAAAATAAGGAGATGTCATAATGGCAAATCAAACTGGAACATTATATTCGTATAACGTTGACCAAACTGGAAACAGTGTACCAGCAGCAGTTGGTGCATCGGCTGACTTAAGACGAATACATAATTTTGGCGACAGAGTCGCTGAGTTAGCACCAGAAGAATCTCCATTTTTTGTATATCTTAATAAGGTAGCAAAAGTACCAACAAACGACCCAGTTTTTCGTTTCTTAGAAAATCGTTCAAAAACTGATTGGACAAGTAGACAGTTTTATGTTGCAGGCACAGCTTTAAGTGACGTTGCAGCAGATGGAACTAACTATTCAATCGAAGTTGATGATGGAGCTGGAAATGGAATTGATTGGCTTGTTAAAGGTATGGTTTTTGCAGTAGAAACGAATGGAGCTGGAACAGCATCACAAGTTAATTTTAGAATTGAAGGAATTCAATCTGGTAGTACAACTACTACATTAACTGCTAAATGTCTTGCTGAATCAGGTTCAACTAATTTCGCTGACCATGACCATATCGCAGATAATGACTTATGTCAAGTTATTGGTACATCATTTGCTGAGGGTTCAGGTTCTCCTGATGTTTGGTCAAGTCAATTAGACGATGATTTTGGATATTGTCAAATATTTAAAACAGCAGCAGAAATGACAAATACAGCAATTGCTACAAATTACAGAGGATATGCAAATGAATGGGATAGAATCTGGAATTTAAAACTAAGAGAACATAAAGTAGATATTGAAAGAGCTATGCTTTTCTCAATGAGAGCAAGACAAGACTCTGTTCAATATTCAGAAGGTATATGTGGACATATACTTGCAAACTCAACAGCAGTTGCAAGTGGTAGTGCTTCTTATTCTTCTGGAAATGCTTATATGTTTTCACAGGCATCAACAGCAATGACTTATGATACATTATTAAGTGATTTTGAAGTTGTGTTTGACCCAGCAAGGGGTGGAAATAAATCTAAATTAGCGTTAGCTAGTAGACCTGTACTTTCTTACTTAAATAAAGTAGGAAATGGTGCTGGTTTTATTGATGCTTCTTTAGGAACTTCTTCTAATACTCCTAATAGATATAGCTGGAATGCTACACAACGTGATGGTGCTTTTGGTCACAACATAACACAAGTAAATACAATCCATGGAGATTTATCTGTGGTTGCAGAACCTATGTTTAGAGGTATTGCAAGTGGTTATATGTGTTTAGTTGATTTAGACCATGTTGCTTACAGACCTTTAGTCGGAAATGGTCTTAACCGTGATACTCATATTATCACAAACGTACAACAAGCAGATGAGGATTTAAGAAAAGATATGATTCTTACAGAAGCAGGTCTTGAGATTACAATCCCTGAAACTCATGCGTTGTATTCGTTTACTGACCTGTAAGGAGGTATACTATGAGAAATGATGTATTGAATGTAAATAGTAATGACTTTCTTAAAGATGGCGAAGGAGTAATGGTTGCAAGAATCCATGCAGAGTTATCTGATTTCACCGATGGTGGTGGAACTTCAGGTACTTATGCAACTGGAGTTGTAATACCTAAAGGTGCTATAGTTCTTAATAGTTTAATTGAAATTATTAATGAAACTGGAGCTTCAACATTAACATGTGAGATTGGTGACGGCTCAGATGCAGATAGATTTAACGCATCTAGTGACCCATCTCTTGATACTGTTGGATTAGTTTCAGGTGGTGCTCCTCAAGGCACTGCATTATGCACTTCTGATGCATCAATTACATTAACTGTAACTGAAGGTTCTGATTTTGGTGATGTAACTGCTTTAAATTGTAAGTTTTGGATATATTACTATTTACCAGCAGAATTCCAAACTCAAAAGAACAGTCTTTACTAATATTAATTAGTGATAGTTTGTAGAACTATGGGAGTTGTCGTATAAAGGGCGACTCCCGAATCTACGAAGAATTTTATAATAAAAGTACACTCATGGTCAAGTCAAGACCTTAAAGTACACTCGAAAGGAGAATAACATGGCAAGTAAAGGTTTTCATCAATATACAGTTGCAGAATCACAAAATGCTATATTAGGCCAAGTAGGTACAGCATTTGTTGATTCATCTCAAGGAACTGATACATATACTCCTCCGTCAAATTTAGTTGTTATTGCTATACAAGTTATAGATGATATAACATTTACAACTAATACAACATCGGAGACTACAAATCATGCAAGTCCAGCAGCAGCAGGTTTAGGCACAAATGGTCATGATATGTCAACATTAACTGTCCCATCAGGAATAACAATTTATGGGAGATTTAATGCTGTAGATATATCTGCTGGTAAAGCAATATTGTACTTAGGTTAATATGGGTTTAGGATTAGGTGCAAGTTTAACAAAAGGTGGCTTAACTACACCTGGAATAGTCACAGACAATTTAGTATTAAAGCATAATTATTCTTCTAATGGCAATATACCTGTATCTGATGGTGCAGCGTATTTTGATGGAACAAATCATATTCAATTAGCATTACCTGCGAGTACATTTTACAAGAACTTTACTATAACTGCTTGGGTTTGGAGGCATACTGAAGCTGCCTATAATACAATTCTTGGAGCTACTGATTCTACATTAGATAGAATTACTTTATATGTTGTAGATTCATCTGCTGGAAATTCTAATAAAGTTATATTGGCTCAAGGGCCAGAACATGAAGATGAAAGTGGAGGAGCCGTTACAGATTTAACTAGATATGCTCATGGTGGTACAGTTACTACAGAGGATGGGTGGATGCATATAGCTGCTACCAGTCAACCAGGAGCACAGGCTCTGTATAACAATGGAGTTAATACTACAGCTAATGATTATGATGGTTCATTTAATTTAAATATTTCTGCAACTGTAGCTATAGGTGCTCAAAATGGTGGTGGTGGTAGTGACTTTTTAGGCTATATGTGTAATATAGGTATATGGACAAGAGTATTATCTCAGGGAGAAATTAAGAATGTTATGTGGAAGAATTATGCAGGTTTAAATACTCAAGAAAAACAAGATTTAGCAGCGTGGTATAATTTAGATTCAGAAGTTGGAAGTGATGGTAATGCTGGTAGTGGGTATGTTCTTGATGAGCATAGTGGAGCAGGAAGTACAACTAACTTAGGAACATTGGAGGCATAATGTCATTACCAGTTATACAAACAATACAAAAGCCAATAAGAGCAAGAGCATGGGATACTTCTACATCTGAGCAATTAAGTGGTAATTTTGTTGCAGACCCTAAATTTACAGGAGCAGGTAACCAATCTGCATCTACTACAGGAACATATTGGACGACTGGTACAGATGTTACTATTCAGACTGGAACGCTTTATGATACAGGTTCAGGAATAGGTAATAGAGAAGGATATGCATTTTTTGATGATACTGCAAGTGATGGGAATACAGCAGTAGGTAATTGCCTCCAAGGATGGAATGAGAAAAATAAAAGAGGATATGGAACTTCTCCTCAAGGTGATATTAGGCAAGGTGACAAATTTCAAGTAACTTATACAGTTACAGGTTATACTGCAGGAAGTGTTAGGATTTCTCTTTTCTCAGTATCTTCAGCTGGAGATGGCAAT